TGGATCAGTTTGTGGTTTTGTGAGTCCTGAAAAAGTTATTGTGGAAATTCCAAGATCAGTATCTTGAACAATGGTAAAGTTATTATTTGAATTATTTTCGGTAGTTGGTGATTGGAAGATATTATTTACAAAAACTAATCCACTATTTCCGGCAATTGTACTAATACCTGTTGTACTAGCACCCCCAACTTTCAAGTCAAAAGTTCTTCCTATTCCGGTAAATTCATCTGAAATATCGTCATAAATTTTATTGGATCTATAATCAGATCTGAAGAAACATCTTCCCCCAAAATCAGTAGTTTCAAAATCTAAGTTTTCTTTAGTTTTTTCTATCTGGGGATTCCCTCTAGGGGCATCAGTAAAAAATATTTTTCCATCGGTAATATTATATGCTCCTTTATGAACTCTAATTGCTGTAGTGTCTGTATGAGATGTTGATGCAGATCCAAGTACTCCTCTCTCAACCTCAACTAAGTTAATAGTTCCATCATTGGTTATTGGTCCAACATTTGTTGTTCCTAATCCGACATTAGTAACTTTCACATATTCATCTTCTATTTTTAATATATCTAATGGATATATTGTTGTTATTCCACTTAAAGAAAGTAGTGTAGAAGATGTTGAAAGTTGTCCTCCAATATTGTTTTCTAGTGTGTAAGTTATCTTTGTGGATGCTAGTGGATATTGAACAAGACCATCGAGTGTGATTAAAGATTTACTATTAGTAACTGCCATCTCAAACTGATGAGCATTTCCTGAACCAAGATCAGTAAATGTTACTGCCGTACCAGATCTTGTAGTTGAAATGTAGAATGAATCATTTGTTACTGATTTTGCAAATACTGTAGACGGTAAATATTCTTCCACAGATCCATTTTTATATGTTAGTGCCGTAGATGCAATTCCGACAAAAGTAGATTTTGGAGTATAAATCAATTCTTCATTTTCTCTAAAGAAATGATTTTTAATATTAAATTTACCAGTGTCTGCAGATAATGCAGAATTTGGATTAAATATTTTTTTGAAGATTAAAATTTTATCATGCCTAAGTTCAAAATCTTTTCTATTAATTCTAATTAAATTAATTCCATTATAAAATTTCTCATCAATACTTTCCGAAATTGATCCATATTGTAAAGGATCTGGTTCATTTAGAGTATCAAGATCATTATACAATGATTTACTAAAGACTACGATATCAATATTTCCAGTTTGATCACTATCAGGATAGAATTTCAATTCTAAATTAGATCCTGAAATTTCTCCACCAAAAGTTCCTATGCCTGATGAATAATTTGTTGTTGTAATTCCTGAAGTTGAGTCATTAACCGACATAAAAGGCAGTTGATGCGAATAAACATCAGATCCGTCAAATGCAACTAACACCTCATGAAGAGCTTTTGATGCTCCGATACTAACTTCTACAAAAGACTTAGATGCGTTAAAAATGTTTTTATTCAATGATAATATTGAAACTGGTGTTGCAGAACTTGTTGTATATGACTTAGATTCATATACAGCACTTCTTTCATTGCCTTCAATTTGGCCATCAAGAATAAATCTATACGTACCTCCAACTCCTACACTAAAATTAACTAACTCTGAATTAATTTCAACAGTATGGGAACTGTTATTATCGAAGGTTAATATTAAATTTCCATCGGATAATTCTGTAGAAAAATTACCTATTTGATTGCTAATAGAAGATCCATCACTAGTATCAATATTGTATTCTGCAATGTAAGTATTAGTTCCATCATGAGAAATGTATAATCTTACAAAGTTACTTTCTTCAGTGTTAATATTTCTTACAAAACATGAAGCATAGACACTATTTAATGTGTTAGAATCAATACTAAAGATATTTGTTGCACCTAAACCAACTGCTCTTACTGTATTACTGAATAGGTCAACATTTCCAATAGATTGTGTAGTTGTTTCTCTTGCTGGAACAAAAGTTTGTCTAATTATCTTTAAATCATAATCATTATTAAATGCATCTAAAGGAACAAATCTTAAACGAGTATTGTCTAACTCATCAGTAACTAATATGAAGTCTCCATATGTACTATTATCGGAATTATTTGATATTGAAGTTTTTTCAGCAATGAAATAATTATTAGAATCTCCAAATATTAATAACTCTGTCAATTGAATTTCACTACGATCTCCATTAGAAACTCTAATTAAATATTTGTTATATTTTTGTCCATCTACGGTCAAAATATTTAAATACTCTGTATTTTCTGATTCACCACTCGAAAATAAACCACTTATATCATCAATAGTTAGAGAAACATTAGAATTGATTTCAGAATAATCTGTCAATCTTACACTATTAAATTTTACATATTTTGATGTTGAATTTATAACATCTATATCTTTTGCTAAGTCAAAGTTGTAGATCGTATCTACTCGTTCTTCATTTTGTATATTTTTAATTATTGTAGATTGATTACTATTCAATCCATCCCTTAACAATCCATTTTCTAATGGTGAACTTGCAATTATTGAAGAAGTTATTCCTGTATCTGCAAAGTTCTTCATTCCAAGAACATGAACGAGATTATTTACAGGAGACTTTTGATTAGAATATGATAAAGAACTTTGTATGGAATATGATAGATTTTGATAATAGTCATTATCAGGAATTACTTGATAATCCTGATTCAATTTTCCAATATCATTTGACCAACCAATATCCTTCGTATTTGAATAATTAACCTGATAAACACCATCATTTAAAACTACCTCATCAACAGTTGCAATATTTCCAGATTCCTGTCCGACTATTATATCCCCAACTTTCAATTCATAAGAACCTAGAGTATTTAATATTATGCCATCACTCTCTACGATTGTTAAATCGATTTCTTTATTATTTAAGTTTAATTTTTCTCCAATTAAAAATGTGGATATTTTTTGAGATACTTCAAACACTGGATAATCATCTTCCGGAACTATTACTCCCAGAGCATCTTGAACTGTCAAAGCAATTCCAGTATTTGTTGTTAAATCAGATGCATTTATTTCAACTTTATCATTGATACTTGCTCCCTTAATGTAGTCAGATACCTCAAAAAGTTTATATCCATAATCTGAAGAATTAAATCCACTACCATCTGAACTATATTTTTGAATTCCTTCAATAAAAACCTTATCACCAATATTAAATGGTTGTGTCGTAAATGATGTTATTCCATTTGTTTGTGGAGTTTGTATAGTACATGTAAATATTCCACTATTACTTGAATCTACCCTTAAAACTGTAATTCCATTTGTATTTCGAATAGCAACGACATTCACATTATTTTCAGTTAAACCTTTAGGTTCTGAAACAATTTCAACTCCAGTTAAACTTGAATTGGTTAAAATTGGTTTTAAAATACCAGAATTGATTATCTGATTATTATTAGGATTTACTATAATTAGTTCTGGTGGTTCTATATAATTTTTTCCACCAGTCACAGTAATTGATTTTATAGTATTTGAATTTTTTACTCTAATATTTGAAGGTATTTTTGCTTCTGGTCTCAGAGTATTGTCAGATGAATATTCAAATCTGTCGTTAATAACTTTAAATTTATTAATAGTTCCTATTTTATTGGATTTTAAATTAACAGATAAACCTTTTCCATTATCTGTTGTCACTGAACTTAGTGTAGGCAATTTTTTATATCCAGAACCTGAAGATATAATTGATAATTTATCGACTGGTCCAATTGCAGAATTTGATGTTGTAGAATATCTTAATGCTTTACACTCAGATGAGGTGTATGATGATTTTTCAGGATTTTCTTCAAGATTTACTTTAAAAGAATCTGCCTGAACATCATATACCGAATATGATTTATTATAAGAACTTTCTCTATAATTTATCTTAGAATAATTCTTAACCTCTGTATCAGGCTTCAATATGTCTCCATCTTTTTCGATAGAATAATATAAATTTTCAGGAAGATCCGATGAATAATTTATTGTTGTAATTCCAGAAGAAGAATTGACAGAGAATGATGTTGACGATCCAGTTCCAACAAATTCCGATTTGAATTCGGAATCATAATAAAATTTTAAATTATATCCAGATAAAGTAGAATCGGAAGTATCAAATACTAAATTATTATTTTTTATTGATATGATATTTGGATTTATTAGTGATAATTTTTGGTCTTGTCCACCAGTAGATGCAAAACTAACAACAGTTGGAGGGTTTTTCTGAGAATCAATGCGGGTCTCGCAAAGATTTATGATATTTCTATTTTTGGCATAAACATAGTATGACTTTTTATTTACATCAGTATTGCTAGAATCTTCATAGTAAACTTTATCTCCAGTTTTTAGTCCATGAGAAGTTATTGTAATTTCATTCCTTGTAGTATTTACTCCCGTGGAATTAAATCCAATTGGATTTACCAGAAGTTTTTTAATATCTTGATTGTATATTAAAGATACTGAACTATCAGTTCCAATACCAACTGAAAGATTTGGTTGAATATTTAAAGTGACTTGATCCCCTTTAGATAATCTATGATCTGTGGAAATAGAAACAGTAGATTCTATTTTATCAACATCTCCCAAAATTTGATTATAATTTGACTCTAAACTAAATTCATCGTCATCACTACCATTAGTATGGAAGAATAACTCTTCACTACTAACAGAAGTTTTTAATCCAATTAAACTTGGACCTTTATTAACTACAAATAATTCAGATCCTGATAATAGATTTGAAGTTGTTGAGCTATCAGTAGAAATAGAAATAGGAGTAATTCCACTTTGAGTGTAAATGACCTTTTGATTGGTCTTAAACGGATGATTATCAATATGAATACTTCTGGATAAAATATCTCTGTTGACATTCAAATCACCAAAGCTAAAGTTCACATTAGTTCCGACACCAACAATAGTTCCGACACCAACTGATTCTGTTGGGTTAAAGAAAACCTTATCATTTATTCTAGAATCAAATTTATTAATTGACTTATTAAATGTAAAATAATCTGATAAAAATGTCACTGCAGTTCCTACAGCATGAGAGATATTAGAAAATTCTCTACGTACCCTAATAACATTTTGATTTTCAAAAATTCCAAGAACACTCAGTGTTTCTGTTCCAATTCCAATACTACTTCCTACGGAAATTTGTTGAGGGATTGGTGAGACATATATTTCTGTAGTTGCTGCACCTGAAGACGTTACAGTAGATAAGCATCTTCCGTTTTCGTATTCGGGAATAAAGATTTTATAATTTCCATTTAATTTACTTAAATTTGTTGAAAATCCTGAAATATTGACATAATCCAAATTATTAAGTCCATGATTAGAAGGAACACTTACTTTAATAGTATTTGGAGAATCCCAAGTAAATATAGAATTTAAATGTGTTTCTTTTGAAGTAGTTACTGTAGAAATAGTTTTTCCAGAAATGGATGATACTTCAATATCTAATCCAAATCCCGATGTTCCTTCATTATCAAAAACTAATTTGTCTCCAACTTTATAATATGATCCAGGAAAACTTATATCAACACTTTCAATAGATCCTGAATTTACAGATTCGACAGTAGATTGTTGTTCAATAATCTGAGCAAATTCTGCAGAATTAAAGAATTCATATGATGATCCATCTTCATCAACTTTATATGGAAAAGTATTTCTTCTTAACTTAGAATTGTTAAAGTCAAATGATTGATCTAATACATTGCCAGAAACAGTTTTAGAATGATACTTATTACCTATGAAATATGGAAAACTTGGATTTTTTGTATTTGAGTCAATAACTGCATGATATGCATATACACCATTAGGAAAATCTTTAGTTTTCTCAAATCTGCCATTATATTCGTCTAAATCTCCACTATTATCAAACTTATAATCCTCCACAAAAAATCCATCAGAATATCCGGATGGTCTATCTATTACATTGGAGATGTCTAAAGTGTATCCAGAAGAAAGTATTTTAGAATCTGATGAAAGATTTTCTGGATCTTCTCCGGATATTGGTCCATATATAGGATTTCCATCATATGCCCATCCAATTATGTCTGACTTTTTATTGAGAGTTTCTTTGAATGAAGTTCTAAGATTTTCAAAATATGAAGAAACTGAATATTTAAGTTTTCCCTTATCATCATTTAAAAGAACTTCACCATTGGTAAATCTAAATTGATTTTCATTTATAGTAAGTTCTCTTACCTTAGAAGAAAAAATTGCCCCACTACCAGAAGAAACTACTGATATAGTAGTTGAATTTGCAGAATAACCAATACCAGCACTTACAATTTTTATATCAGATATTCTATTATTTTCGACAATTGCTCTTAATTGTGCTCCAGTTCCCGATCCACTAGAATCTTTAACAATTATTTCTGGAATTGAGTGATATTCAAGTCCAGAATTATTAATTCTAGCAGAATCAATTTTTCCGTTTATTACAACAGGAACTACTTGAGCATTTCTGCCATTTTTTATTGAAATTGTTGGATTATTTTCATAGTTTAAAATTGTTGATCCATAACCTGTTCCAGATTCATACAAATAAGAGTCTACAATACTTCCTTTTACTACTGGAGTTAAAACTAAATCTTCGACAACTTCTGTTGTAGTACCAAATCCAACTTTATTATATTTAATAGAAACTGAAATATCTGGATATTTAAAGTATTGATATCCAGAACCAGTACTAGAAAACTTAACATAATTATCTATATTAAAGTCTGAGAATGATGTTCCTCCAACACCAGCGTCGCATAATCTAAATGAATCATCATCCACTTTTAAAATACAATATTGATTGGTTGTAGAAAGACCTGATATGGAAGTAGTTTCGAAATTGTATGAAATAACATCACCATTATCAAATCCATGATTTTTGAAATTAACTGTATTATTAATTGTTGATATTCCAGATGATTTTACTATAAGTTTTCTATTAGTATAGTTTGAACCACCGTTTAAAACTTTTATAAATGATATAGTATTTTTGTAAGAAGATGTTTTAAAATTATGAATTCCTGAGGTTCCTGAAAAAATTGAAACGGTGTTAATGCCAGAGTTTTTATCGGATAATGTATTAAATAAGGATATTGTGGAACTGTTATCTACCCTAACAAAATAAACTGAGTTGTCTGCAAATGTAGTTCCAATTCCAGCTAAAATTCCTGGATTTCCGTTAGAGTTGTAAATAATTTGCTCATTGTCTGCAAGATTGTGATCATCTAAAAATCGAATTTGATTTGTAGATGAACTAATTCCCCCACCAGAAGTAGAATTTCTTGCATCAAATAAAATTTGTCTTTGTCTTTTTGCTATAACTGGTTCTATGACTGCTCCTGATCCATTTCCACCAGAAATATCAATAGATACTATTTTATCAATGTCATAATCTTGGGAATCCACATAAACATTTTCAAACTGACCACTTATAACAGGTTGGATCTTCGCGTTAATTCCTACACTACTAGAAACACTAATAAGAGGTGGATTAATTACATCATATCCAGAACCTTGATTCGAAACATTGACGGATGATAATGGACCATAGTAAACTTTATCCTTGGATTTATAATTATGAATTTCTACTCCATTAATTAACATTCCAACAGAACCTGGAAGTGTTTTTTGACTTCCATCATTTTGTATATCCTTTTCTAAAGGAAATTTTTTTAAAAGTTTTTGTGGTGATACTAACTTATTCTTCTGAGATGCTAATATAAAATCATGAGTACCAAAACTACTTGGTGCTGCAAATTCTAAATTATTAGAAGATCCTATAAGAAATGGTGATCTGAATAACTTTAATTTATTGGTTCCTGGGATAAGTTCGACAAAATAATTTCCAGTATCTAAACCTACTAAATTATCTCCGGATGAAGAATATGAAATTTCATCTCCAGTAACAAATGGAATTGTGGTACTGTTCTTTATAGTTGTGAAATACCCATCAGTTTTCTGTGAAGCATCGGTTAAATTTGATTCTGAGGATATTGTAAACTTTTTAATGTTCTCACTAATATTAATTCTATATTCATTACTATCAATACCAGTTTTTACTTCTGAGGGTAATGAGTTAGATGCAACATATAAATTTTTATCATCACTATAAACATTTAATACATCGGAAATAATTTTAGAATTTCCAACATCAATTAAATCATCATTTGATGCGGAAGATTTATTAACTACTCTCCTAATGTCATATTCCAAATTGTCAATGCCTTGAGGAGCATTCCCAAAAATTACAGTATTTTCTACATCATCTATACTTGAAATATATGCATTTTCCGAATTGATAACAGAGTCACTACTTCTATTAATAAATTCTATTTCATCACCAACTTTAAGACTAGATCTATCAATAGGAGACTTTATTTTTTTTGTATTTTGATCGACAATTATTTGATGTCTTGTGCTAGTATTATAAATCCAAGAATTTGAAAATACTTCTTTATAATTTAGTGAATTATTTTTTATTTTTTCTCCAAGGTATGCAACTTCAATAGTATCGTTTTCTGAAGCTACTGAATTATTCAACTCTTCTGTGCTACTGGAGATAACACCTAAAATTCTAAAAAGAACTTTTTTGGAAGTATCTCCATTTTCATATGAAAAGTATGTATCATTGGATCTTAAATTAGATTTTTCTGGAATTTCTACATTAATTCCAGAACATCCTAAGAATTGATTAACTGTTTTTCCCGTATATGTAATTTCATTGTTATCATAAAATAAAGTCCCAGATTCTGAAAATCCTACAGTAGAATCTACATTAATAATATTAGAATTTTGCTCAACCCTCTCCAGTGTTTTTGTGTTTGGTGTGATAACAAAATTTCCAAACACTGCAGATTGATCACTATTTCCTATAAAGAGCTCTAATTTATAGAATTGTCTTCCTTCTCTTGTAAATGCTTCAACTGAAGAAACTGACGCATTTGTATTAATATCAGTTGTTTTAAATATTGATTGACCCTTTACAAGTAGAGGATTTGTCCCATTTTCCAGTGATTCTACAATAACAACTTCTCTTCTAAGATAATCTGCGGAAGATGGTTTTACAAGATACTCTTCTAAATTAATTACCTTTGGAATTTCTCCAAAAAGAACTTTGAATAGTATTTCAATAGACTGATTTGTTCCTTTTGACTCATAAAAACTTTTTGCATTGCGAATAAAATTACTAGCATTAATCTTATCTGAGAAAGGAAGATCTTCAAATCCTGGTGCAAAAGTATATTTTAGTTTTTTATAAAATTCTTTTAGAAATAAAGAACTTAAATTTTGTATAGACGCACCACTACTATGAGATGCTGACGTAGATTCTTCAAAAATAAGTTCTTCACTGTTTAACTGTTGGTGATAATTTGTAATACCACTAAATCCACGAATGCACCCAGTAAATGAATTTGAAGTTATTCCAGTATAAGTGATAATTTCATTATCAATCTTCAATAAACCATAAGTATTTGGGAATCCTTTTGTACTGGATACACTAATTGTAGTTTCATCAAATGTAATATCTTGAGATAATATAGTACTATCTACTACAACTTCGGGGGTTAAATTATCAATCCTTAAATATTGATCTAAATTATCTGCTAGATCAATGGGACCACCTTGAAATTCTTGAGAAATATAATATTGCTTTAAAAATTCAGAGACATTTGGATTCTCCTCAAGCATGAAACTTGGAAGTTGACTCTCAATTATTTGCTGTACTTTAACTCTAGAATCAAATCCAGTCTGTATCATATTACTTTCTTGTTAAATTTCCGTTTGAATAACTTGATGTATAAAAATCATTCACAAATCTTGTTCCGGATATTTCATCTCCAGAAGCAATTACATCTCTTACCATATTTATTGTACTTTTTGAAATATCTAATTTGACAAATAAGTCCCTAAGACCAACAACATCATTAGATTCTGGCAAAGCCTGTATTTCAATTAGGTTATTATTCAATGAAGATTCTGTTATATTCACTGTATTCAATATTATCTCACCCTTTGTATAATCTACAATTCCTGCAGATCCTACAATCACACCAATATCACCATTATCTTTAGGTTTTACTATTGATAAAACTCCCGTTTTTTTATCTGAATTTGGAATATCAGTCAAATATACAGTATCAGATTCTCCAAAAATTTTAAATCCAGTCGATTTTATATTTAAACCTTCCGATTTAACATGGAATCTATTTCCAAAACAAAGTTCATATTGTGCAAAAGTATTAAATGCTGGTTGTAAGTCTCTTCTTAAAATAACTTTTGTAATATTAGAGGTAATTGCAGTATTCGTATTATCAATAACTTGCTGTAATTTACTATACTTCAACCTACCACCAAACTTATTAAAGTCTACAGATTCCGAATATGAAGTTAATGAATTGATAATATTTGTTTTTAGATTACTAATACTAGATACTTGATTATAGTCATAATATATTGAAGAATCTAGTTCAACATAAAGAATTTTCAAATCAACTATTTTCTGATTAATTCCAGAAACAGTATATTGCTTTAATTCTGATAATATCATAGATTTATTAAAATCGGAAACAAAGGTTCCATCCTTTGGTTTTATACTAATCTGCACTGTACCATATTGAGGTGGGGTCAATTCTTCACCACCAACAATAGATACAGATTCTGTATTTGGATATATTGTTTTTATTATTGCCTCATAATCTCTTGCAGTAACTGCTCTGTACTGAGAAGAATAAATCTTTGGTGCATAATATTTAATTGAATTTAATGATTCAATATCGGATCCGTTTTCGGATGATCTATTAGTAGTTACACTTACAATTCCTGGAGAAAGAGCATTGCCATTTAAATCTTCTAATGTTCCCGAGAAAGAAAAATTGTTGGCACCATTGCCATCTTTACCATCAGTGACAATATAATTCACTGTGATATAAACACCATCACCTTCACTACCAAGTTTTTTGCCAATTAATCCATCACCAAAAATTATCTCATAATTTTCATCTTGAACTTCTTGTAAAAAGAATACTCTAGATGTTTTTCCTACATTCAGAATATTCTTGGACGAAAAATATTCTACTCCTAAATTAGACTCACTATTAGAGACATAAACTTTAATTGTTGACGAATCAATGAAAGAATTGCTTAAAATAAATTTTTGATCTAAAGATCCATCGAATGTAAATTTCTTTGTTAAAAATATTCCCTGATATACATTTAAATTATTAAAGGATGCTGTTCCGTTACTTACATTTGCTGTAACGTCCTCTGGAACTGCAAATGTGTATGTGCTGTCATCTGCAAGACCAGTGCATACAATACCTGCTTTCAAGGTCACTGAGGGTACCGATAAACCCGTTATATCAAAACTTATCTGAGCTTTAGATGCAGTTCTTGACTTGGGTAGATATCCAATGTTATGTGCAAGAGATACTACATTCTCACGAAGAGTTGCAGAGTCTAAAAAAGACTCATTAACAATCATGTTTGAGTTAAATGCAGTAATATAAGTATTATATGCTAAAGTATCAATTAAGACAGAAAAATTAGATCCTTCAAAATCAAAATCCGTAAATGTTGAATTTGAACGAAGATAATCTTTGATAGATGTCTTTATCTGATCAAAATCTAAGTTAGAAAATTTTGTAAAAGGCATTTTATCTCGTTGCCTCTAAGAGGAATGTATATTCTTGTGTTGGAAACTCTTGGCCAATTATATCAAATATGACAGTTACATTAAATGTATTATCATCCGGTGATGGTTCTACTTGAACATCCAAATTTTCAATCCTGTTTTCAAAATTATTTACAGAAATTGTTATTTGATTTTGAATTAAGGATGCAGTACCAAAATCAACAAAGTCAAATAAACTTCTTCTTACATCAGATCCCAACAAAGAGTTAAAAAATCTCTCTGTTGGGATTGTTTGTACGATATTTCTTACAGATCTTCGAATCGCACTCTCATTTTTTAAAATTTTAAGGTCTTTAGTCACAGGATGAGGATCAAAAGACAAATCAATGTCCTTAAATCCTCTTGACACTCTTTTATTTGCCATTTGTAAAGAGTTTTCTTGATTTATTTATATTCTCACTCCCGAAGATTTGTTTTTCCATCCACTAAATCATCATGCATTATCTCTTGAATCACTCTTTCTTCAGGATCATTGGTGTTTTTTGCTAGTGACCAGTAATCGGTCGTTAGACTTGTAGTTCCCCACATTGATCTCATATACTCTTTGTCCCTATCGACAGGTAAATTAGACATTTTGCTCCTGTTTTGTTGAAAAACAGAACTTTTTGAGGGGTTCCTATCCCTATCTTTTATTTATTTTCACCATCTTCAGGTAATTCCTTACGTTCTTTTGCCGTCTTCCAAAAATATTCGTCCTCTCTACCCATTCCAAGACGTTCAAATCCGTTTTCAACCTGATAATATTGTGTTGAAACCTTAAAATCGGGCATTTTTGGATCAACAGGAGTCAAACTGTTGTCAAAAATACGCATTCTGTTGTTTGGATACAGAGCATATTGCCCATTTTCAAGTTCAATGAGATTATGAGACTTGTGTTCTGCAGGATTTTCTGCTGTATAACAATCAATAGTATCCATATCTTGATGATAATTATCCAAAGTACAGATATAAGTGCCTTTTTGAATACCAAAATCTCTTGTATACAGTTCATAGTCCATAGAACCAATGATTTGCTTGTGAATTGACACTACTCCATAGTCCATACAGTTCCAAAACTGCAAATTTGGTAAATTCATGTCTGGATCAGGTATTACTGGTTCTGAAAGAAATGCACTGATCGGTAATTTATCGTACATTGCTGCATATTCTGGTAAGTATGTCTCAAAATAAAAAGCACGTCCAGGTATCGACTTAACCGACACCCAAACGCCCTTGACAAACTCTCCGTGACCAGATTGATGATCTGTGAGATATTCTTTACGAACCCATACTTCTATTGAAGGAAGATTAGCAATTAAACATGCCATATCATGTCATTTTTATATTATCAAATATATCTATTATCATTTTTTCTTCTTACCTTTTGCTGCTCCTTTTTTGGGTGTTAAAATATTCTTACACCTTTTATCAGGTTTTGATTTTCCACCCTTATGAATCCAACGTCCCATTACCGTCCTTGTCCTCGATACATTTTGCGAGCCGAGTTACGAGAAGTAGCGGCATACTTAGTATTCTTACCACTCCCCTGACGAGACTTTTTTGGCTTCCCCGGCATAAAACCGTCCTTAACCAAACCAACCTTAGAACGAACTGCCATAATACTTAATACTCCTTTTAAAATTCAATCGTTTTTGTCTCAAGATCTTGAGGTCTTGGAGAACCTTTCTGATAATACTCTATCGAAAGGTCCTCCATAATATCAAAGTACTCCTCATGTGTCAATCC